CTATCCGGCCGGAATATTGCGTTGCACGCGGCGCGGCGGCTTGCCGCCCTTGCCCGGCACCGTATAGACAATCTGGCAGATCGTGCGGCCGCCGCGCTGGACGGCCACGGCGCGCCGCAATTGCCCGCCATTGCGCGCCGCCTCGGCCCGCCCTATCGCGTTGCAATCGGCCGCGACCAGGTGAAGCAGCGGGGAGACGGGCGGCGCGGTGACGCGCATCGCCGCCTGACCGAGCCCGGCAGAAGAAGCGGCAAGCACGATGGCCGCCATCAGGCTGATATGGGGTGCGGTCGTTTTCATAGCCCTCTTCAGGGTCCCTTGCGGTCCATCCAAGCGTGAATTGCGACAAACCCTAATCCAGCGTGACTGAACAGGGAATGAACGTTGTGCTTCATTCGATCCTTTGCGAAGCCGATACCCGACCAAGGATCGCGATGATACCGGATATCGCCGTCACGGCCTGCAGGATCGTGTCGACCAGCGACGCCTGGTCGAGAGTTCCCACCGGCAGGCCAACCAATCCGGCGATTGAAGTCAGGATCGTCACCAGCGCCGCCCAGATGGTGCGCGAATGATGCCAGCTCTTGCTCGAAACCATGCTCTGCTCCTGTTTGATTGTGAAAAGCCGCCTAAGAAAGGGTGAGGTTCAGCGTCGCCGCCGGGCCGGGGCCGAAACGGGCGCTCAACTGACTGACGCTCGCCTCCGCCTGCACCGGCCTGTCGGGAAAATCGGCCTCGATGTCGGCGGCAGCGTAGGTCAAGGCATTGGTGGTCGCGGTGAGCGATCTTTTGAGGTCGCCGTCGCCATCACGTATCTCGATGCGATAGACCTCGCTTTCCTCGCCCAGCGGGATGTCGCCCTCCAGCCACGCATCGGCGGCGACCCGCGAACGCCGGATCCAGGTGAAATCGACATCGCCGCTCGCCGCGCCGGCGGCACGCAGATGCACCGGCGACAGCGGCCGGGCGGCGCGCACACCGCCAGCCACCGTCTCGACGACGAAGAGATCGCTCGACAGTTCGGCCGCCGTCGGTCCGACCCGCCAATGAAGATCGAGCCCGGCCTCACTGGCCTGCAGTCCCGCAGGCTGCACCGCTCGGTCGAGCAGGACGAACGCCGCCCCGGAAGCCGCGCCGGCGCGCATGGCATCCTCGGTGCCCAGTTGGCCGCGCAACAACCCGGTGAGCCGCCAGACGTCGGCCGATATCTCCTCTGCCGTCTCAAACTGGACGATCTCCCAGGCACCCGACAGCGACCGGATCGCGGCTGCATTGCCGCCGTTCAGCAACTGCGCCCTGGAAATGCTCGACAGTTCGCCCGAGGAAAGCGCGACGATGATCGCCTGGGCGTGGTCGACGCGGCCGCTGCAGGTGCCTTGTGAGGCCTGTTCGAGATAGCCCATTGTCGCTGCCCGCTCGATGGTGGTGCGGTGCCCGTAGCCGTTCGGTTCCGGCGAAGCATAGACCACCTGGCGCCGCCACGGTCTTGCCCATGCGGCGATGCGGAACTGCGCGTGCGGCGTGTCGGCATCGCCCCAATTGGGCAGGTCGAGAAACTGGACAGCCGGCCTCGACGGCAAGGCTGGCGGCGAAGTCTCGCGGCCGCCAACAATCGGCGCGGCACGCGGTGGGGTCGACCGGACGATGCTGCGCGCGCTGATGCGCCGTTCGAGCCCCTCCTCGATCTCCTCGACAGTGTAGGTCCGTCCGGCATCGAAATCCGCCATCAGCACCGGCGTGCCGGGCCGCAGATCGCGGCGCGATGCCGCAACGCCAAAGCTGATGCGCCGACGCGCGCTGCGGCGTCGGCGCAGCCAGTCGCGCACGAGCACCTCGCCCGTGCCAACGTCGAGCGCGCCGTCCTCGATCGGCGAGCGCGTGCGCGCTGCCCGGGCCGACGCGGAAGCATAGTACCACTCGAATCCCTCGCCGCCTGCAATCGCCCCACGCAAGGCATTCCCATCATAGGGCGTGGCCGCCCCGTCGAGATTGCCATCGACGAAATCGGTGTCGCGCCAGTCGCTGAGCGGCACATAATTGTCGATGCCCACGGCATCGATCGCCGGATGGGCCCACAGGGGATCGAGATGAAAGAAGACGTCGCCGCTGCCGTCGGCCGGCTGATGGCCGAAATATTCCGTCCAGTCGGCGCCATAGGTCAGCTTGGTCCCGGCCCCGAGTATGGCGCGGACCTCGCCGGCAAGCGTGCACAGCGCCGTCACGGCCGGATAGCCCCCGGTTCCGTCACGCAGCGCGGTGATGCCGCGCAGTTCGGAACCCAGAAGGAAGGCGTCGACGCCGCCGGCGGCCGCGGCCAGATGCGCGTAGTGCAGCACGAGCCGCCGGTAGCCCCATTCTGCCGCCGCCCCCGAATAGGAGACGCCATTGGCCGTCGCCTGGAACTCGCCCGGCTGAGCATTGCCGAAGAAGGCGGCAAGCTGGTTTGCCGCGGCGGCCGTCTTGTCGGCCGAGCCCGGTCGATCAGGGCCCGGGTGGCAGGTGATGCGCCCGCGCCACGGATAGGCCGCCTGCGCCGCCCCGCCATAGGGATCGGGCAACTGGTTGTCGGCCGGCACGTCCATCATGATGAACGGATAGAGCGTCACCGACAGCCCGCGCGCCTTGAGGTCGACGATCGCCTCGATGACACTCCTGTCCGAGGGCGTCCCACCATAGGCGGCTCCGCCATCGACCTGCGAAACGATCATCGCATCCTCGCGCCCCTGGCCCGAGACGCGCCATGCGACCGAGAACCCGCTGTCCGAACCCTGCGTCACACCGGGCCGTATCCGGCACGCGCCTGCCCGCAGATCGTCGCCGAACCATGTCACGACGAGCGCCACATGCTCCAGGTTCGGGCAGGTCGCCTGCAATTCGTCGATCGATGCCGAAAAGTCGCTCGCCCCGAACAGCACGTGCCGGTTGACCGCCAGGGTCTCGCCCGGTCTGAGCGTGCGGCGGACGACGTCCGGCGCATAGCCGAACTCGGTGGCGCCGGGGATCAACGCCATCGCGCGCACCCGTCCGGCAAGCGCGCCGATCGGCCGCAGCACTTCGAACTGGAGTTGCGGCAGGCGGTTGCCGAAATCGTCGAGCGGCAGTCTGTCGAACACCACATAGGCGACACCGCGATAGGCCGGGGCGTTGCCCGCACCTTGCTTGGCCTCGATCAAGGGGTCGGGCGCCTGGCTCTCGCCGCCGCGATGAACGCGATAGGTGATCGTATCGAGATCCAGTTCCTTGCCGTCGGCCCAGACGCGCCGGATGCCGGCGATCTCGCCTTCGCACAGGCCGAATGCGGCATTGGCGAAATAGCTGTAGGTGGTGACCTTCGGTCCGCCCTTGCCGCCCTGCCGGTCGGTCTGGCTCGTCTCTTCGAAGCGGGTCGCCCAGATCAGCGTACCGCCGACACGCATCGTGCCGTAGACACGCGGGATGGGCGTGCCGTCTTCAGCCGTGAGCGGGCGCACCTCGGTAAGCCGCGGCCCCTCCTGGCGCCTGGTGCTGTCGATGAGCGCCCGGTCGGCGAGATAGCCGGCAATGGCGCCTGCGGCCGAGCCGATTGCGGCTCCGGCCGTGCCGAAAAGCCCACCGATATAGGCACCGGCGGCCTGCAAAACGATCGTGGCCAAGGTCGGTCAACTCCAGTTGATGTCGGGAAAGCGGAAGAGGCCAGCGATGCGCCGATGCCATTGCGGCACCAGCGGCGAAATCAGCACCGCATGCCCCTCATAGGCATGGATGAAACGTTCGCGCGTTATCAGGATGCCGGCGTGCTTTGCCGCCATGCCGCGCCGCCAGCGGAAGACAACAAGCCGTCCTGGCGAAAGATCGCCCTCATCCGCGCGCCTGCAGTGCCGTTGCGCGGCCGCCAGCAGCGGATCGCCGCCGTTCATCTCGGCCCAGTCGGCGCTGTAGGGACCCGGCAATTCCGGCTCCCGGCCGTAGACGCCGCGCCACACGCCGCGTACCAGACCCAGGCAATCGCAGCCGACGCCGCGCGTCGTCCCCTGATGACGGTAAGGTGTGCCGAGCCAGGTCAGCGCTTCCGCGACGATGCGGGCTGCAGTGGCCTCTTCGTCCTGCTCGATCCTGCTCATGGCACAAGCGGGCTCCCGTCGAACAGATCGCCTTCGCTGGCATAGCCATAGGCCGCGTCATTGCCCGGCAGGTGCGGAAAGCCGCGGAAATTGAGGTGATTGGCGAACTTCGCCTTGCAGGTGGCAAAGCTCTTGTCGCAGCCCGCCGTCACCTTGAAGCCATCGCCTTCAACCGGCGCCGGCTGGGCGGGCCACAGATCGAGAACCGTCCGGCCATTTTCCCGGCGGTGCCCGACGATCCGCCAGCGCTTGCCGGCCTGCGCACCCGACGTTGCCTCGAGCACGCCGTCGGTGAACCAGCCGTCTTCGAATCCTTGCAATGCGTTGACGACGACGCGCCCGGCTTCCGACTGCGGCCCGGCCGTTGCCGTGGCGGAGTATCCTGACGCGTTCAGATCGAAGGCGCATTTGGCGTCGCCCAGTTCGGCGTCGCAGCCGCGCCGGAAAAAGCGCCCGCGCGGCTGGTCGAGGAAGGCGGCGGGGCTTTGCAGCTCGGCGCGAAAGACCCCGTCCTCGCGCGTAATCTTGCCGATATGGGCGATGCGCAACAGAGCGCGCTGCGACGGTTTCGCCCAATTGACCAGAAAGGTCTCGGCCCTGGCCCCGTCAAACCTGCCTGCCAGGACATCGTCGAAGTCGAGCATGTCGGACGAGATCGCGCCCTCGACATCCACCGTATCGATGCTCAGCCCCAGCGTCGTGCGTGCCTCGCTCGCCGAAAACCCGGTTTCGGGCCGAAACGCCGTCCCGGCGAAGCTGATTGGCGCGTCATGGTCGGTGAAACCCTGGACCACGCCGTCGCTTCGCGTCAGGCGCCAGCAATGGCAAAGCGTGGTCGTATCGCCTTCGAGATGGGCCAGGAAATCTTCTGAGAAGTCGCTCATATCCGCACCTCCAGCAATGGAACGGACGGCGCCTGCCCGGCCTAGAAGGCGGCAAGGCTGATCGACAGTTCCTCGCCGTCGAAGCGCACCGGCACGTCGAACAAGAACCCCGCCGTTATCACCGCGCCGCTTCCGGGAACGCTGCCGGCGAGAAACGTGACCGTTCCGCTCGCCGCATCGACGGTGAACTGGCTTCCCTCGGCTAATTCCACGCTATCGACCGCGACCCGCACACTGCCGGCCACGGGCTTGCCGATCGGCCGGCGATAGGCGTCGGCACCCACGCCGTAGGTCTTTGCCAGCGCAAAGCTTGCCGTTGAACCGTCGCCGGTGCCGATCGTCTGGTCTTCTGCCGACACCGTGTCGCTCGGCCGGCAGGATTTCATGTCGAACGGGTCGCGGAAGCGGAAAGCGTGCAGCGAGCCGCGCCGGGCCTCGTAAAACTCGGTCAGTTCGTGCAGATCCTCGAGCGAGCGCAGGCCCGTGCCGACGTCATAGGCACGCCTGGAATGGGCGAAGCGCGCATTGCGCTGTTCGCGGCCCGAGGTCAGTGTGACGATCTCGTTGCGCCGCCGGGGCCCGCCCGTCGCGCCGAAGGAGATCTTCAGCGGAAACAGCACGTCGTGAAAGCCTGACAACTCAGCCATGTCTCGTCTCCCGCCTTACATGGAGCGCAGGCCGCGCGAGGCGGCGCGCGCAATCATGCCCGTGAGCTGCGCTTCCGACTTGCGGAAGGAGGCGGCATCCGGGCTCGTCACGTTGAAGACGATGCTGACGGGCGCCGTGCTGCCCGATGCAGCGACGCCGAGCCTTCCATCGGCGCCGCGGGCAAGCGGCAGGATCGCCTCGGCCCCGGCCTCGCCCATCAGCCCCGTCTGGCCGCCGAGCGGAAAGCAGGTCGGCGACGACACCACGCCACCATCGGCAAAGGGCAGGACGTTTCGGGCGGCCGAGAACAGGCTGGCGAACCAGGAGCCCGACAATTCCTTGAGCGGCTGCAGGCCCTGTTCGAGCGCCAGCCCCGCCAGGTTCGTCCCGATCTGCCGCAAGACGTCGTCCAATGCGCGTCCGCTGACCGCAGCGCTGCGCATGGCGCTCGTCAATTTCGTGCCGAAACGCCGCGAGAGCCTTTCGAGATCTTCGAGCTCCACCCTGGTGTTTTCCAGATATGCGTTATCGTCCAGGAAATTCGTCTCCGTCATGCGTTTGACCTTTGCTGTCTTGGTCCGGGAAGCGCTCGAGCAGCCGCCCCAATGTGCGGCGGTCCGGCACGCCCGATTGGTGCGCGCCAAGCCCCGCCGCGGCGGCAAGCTCTGCCGGCGTCATCGCCCAGAACTGGTATGGGGAAAGCCGCAGCACGCCGAGCCCCAGCGCCATCGCCTGCGACCAGGGAAACGGCGCCGGGCGGGATGCTGCGGCGTTCAAGGGTTTGGCGGCGTTTCCTCCTTCTCGGCACGCGTGCCGAACGTCGCCGCCAGGAGCCGTCCGGCAATACGCACGAATCCGGCCGCGCCGTCGGGCGTGTGCATATGGCGCACCGCCTCGTCGTCGATGGCATGACCGCCGGCGCGCAGGCCCGCCCCGACGATGCGCACCAGGTCCTCGGCGGCAAGCTTGCCGCCGGTAAACCGCGCCGCCAGATCGGCCAGGTTGCCGACGCCGAAGGCCTGCTCCAGTTCGGCCAGCGCGCCAAGAGTCAGGCAAAGCCGGTATTGTTTGCCGTCGAATTCGGCGGCGATCTCGCCGCGTCTTGCGTTCACGCCGCTCATGTGGCCACGAAGCTCACGGCGCCGGCCGATTCCAGCGCGATGTCGAAGGTCACCTCACCGTCGTGGTTGCCCGAATATTCGAGCGCGGTGATCTGGAACGAACCTTCCACGATGCCGAAATCTGGTATGGCGAACTGCCAGCTCGACACGGCGCCGGCAAAGAATCGCGAACGGATCTGTTCGTCCGAATCGGCATCCTTGAAGATGCCGGACCCGGAAACCGCGGCGCGCTGGACGCCGCTGCCTTCGAGCAGTTCGCGCCAGCGCCCGCTGGAGTCGGAATTGGTGATATCGACCGTCTCGCTGTTGAAGGCGAGCCGCTTGGTCCTCAAGCCCGCCACCGCGACATGATTGCCGAGCCCGTCGAGATCGAGCTTGAGCAGCAGGTCCTTGCCTCTTTGCGCCGTCATCCGCGCGCTCCTTTCGAATGTTGGGATAAGGGGTCGTGCCGGTCAGGCCGTCTCGATCAATGCGCGGTAGCGTATCGATCCGTGATAGAGAGCGAGATCGTCGTCGAAGCCGAGTTCGCTCGCCTCGAAGGCCAAGCTCACCAGAACATGGTCGGCAAGCGGCGGCAGCACCTGGTCGAGACAGGCGCGGATATCGTCCATGATGCGTAGCGCCTCGGCCCTGCCCTTCGCCTTCGACCACACGTCGAGCACGATGCGGTGCTCGCTGCCGGCCTCGCTCGCCGTGCTCCAGTCGCGCATCGTCGCCTTGCCGAAGCTCACATAGGGAAAGGCCTGGCTTGCCGGCACGGGATCGTAGATATACGCGCCGCCGAGACGGGCGACGAGCCCGGCATCCGCGCTCAAGGCGGCAAAGACCGCCTTTTGCAGTTCAAGGGCCGGATGGCTCAT